TCCTTGAGAATAATCTTGTCCTGACGCGCACCGTTAACCGCCAGTATGACGACTCTTTCGCCGTTGAAGGCGCTAAGATCGGCTCGACCCTGCGTATCCGCCTGCCCGACCGCGCTCTGGTCACGGACGGCGCTGCCCTTCAGGTGCAGGACGACAACGAACAGTACACGACCCTGACCGTTTCGTCGCAGAAGCACATCGGCGTGAACTTTACGACCGCCGAGCTGACGATGCAGTTGGACGACTTCGCGGAACGCGTTCTGAAGCCGCGTATTTCGCAGCTCGCCGCCAGCATTGACGCTGACGTTGCGAACAGCTTCAAATACATCGGCAACTCGGTCGGCACGCCCGGCACGACCCCGGCCACCTCGCTGGTTCTGTTGCAGGCGCAGCAGAAGCTGAACGAGAACGCTGCGGTTATGATGCCGCGCTATGCGACGGTCAACCCGGCTGCTAACGCCGCGCTGATCGAAGGCATGAAAGGCCTGTTTAACCCGGTTTCAGCTATCAGCAAGCAGTTTAAGAACGGCATGTTTGGCGAAGGCATCCTTGGCTTTGACGAGCTGAATATGTCGCAGTCGATCAAGCAGTTCACGACCGGTTCTCGCGCCGGCACCGTGACGGTCAGCACCTCGGTCACGACCGAAGGCTCGACGACCATTGTTCTGACGGGCCTCGGCTCTACGACGATCAAGGCGGGCGATGTGTTCACCATTGCTGACTGCTATGCCGTCAACCCGCAGACCCGTGAGTCGACCGGCTCGCTGTATCAGTTCGTTGCGCTGGCTGACGTTACGGCGTCCACCACGGCTTCGGTCACTGTCCCGGCGATGTATTCGGCTGGCCAGGCTCTCGCCACGGTTGATGCTCTGCCGGTGTCCGGTAAGGCCGTTACCTTCTACGGTTCTGCTTCGACGCAGTATCCGCAGAACATGATTTACCACCGTGACGCCATCGCGTTCGCCACCGCCGACCTGCTTATGCCGCAGGGCGTCGACATGGCTTCGCGTCAGGTCCACAATGGTATCTCGCTGCGTGTCGTGCGTCAGTATGACATTAACAACGACCGCCTGCCGTGCCGTATTGACGTGCTGTATGGCTATTCGGTCATTCGTCCGCAGATGGCTGTCCGTCTGTGGGGCTAATATTAGACGGGGCTTCGGCCCCTTCTTCTTCTAACTCAAGGAGTTAATCCATGACGACTACTTCGAATGCGGCGTATCCGCTTGAGACGTTTGGCCCCTATACTGCCATTCCGAATGGCGATGGCGGCTATCAGCTTGGCGACGGCAACCTTAAAGAAGTTTCGCTCGGCGCTATGTCGGCTCCGTCTACCTACGATGAAACGGCCTCGGCTCTGACGAACCTCGATCTGGAAACGGGTCTGGTTGTCTATACGTCATCCAGCACGGCCAATCTTGCGCTTCCGACTGTCGCGGCTTTTGAAGCCGAAGTCAGCAGCGCCAAAATTGGTAGCTGCTTTGACTTCGCGCTGCTTTGCACCACGACGGGCGTTGCCACTATCACGGTCGGCACCGGTTGGACGCTGGTTGGCTCGGGCGCTGGCGTTGCCTCTAAGGCTGTCCAGTTCCGAGCTCGCAAGACCAGCGCGACCACTTGGTCGATGTACCGCATCGCGGGCTAACAATAGGAGAAGGCAATGCCTAACACTAAAGCTGTCGGTGTTGCCTTCTCTGATCCCGAACTCGTTGCTGGCACGACCATCACGGGTGCGACGATCAGCGGAGGCTCACTCTCCGGCGCTACCACGCTCTCAGGCGCGGCAGTTACCGGCACTACCTCAGTCACGGCTTCTGGCGACCTTTACATTGCTTCGGCAACTGTAGCGGCTGCTGGCGCTAACCAAGGCAATGCGGCTCAGCTTGCAGGCGGATTTACGCTTGTTAGTGGCGCTGATGACGCCAAGGGAGTCAAACTGCCGGCTGCGGCGGCGGGCCGTATTGTCATTATTAAAAACAATACGTCTGCTAAGAATCTTCTCGTCTATCCGGCCACCAGTGACAAAATCAATGGCGGCACGGCGACGACGGGTTCTCTGACCATGGCCGGTTTGACGGCGGCTATGTTTGTTGCTTACGACGATGTAGACTGGTATTCGCTACCGTTGTTGCCGTCGTAATAGATAACCCTACGGGCGGGCTACGGCCCGCCTGGCCCTTACCATAGGTGAAAAATGGCCCTTATTTATTTGCGCCATGAGCGTCATGGCGTTAAGATCGCTACGCTAGAAATGGAAGCGGAAGCCGACGAAGAGAACGGCTGGGAAAGGTTCGATCCGAATGACGACGACAGCCGGGGACCAGATCAACGGAGCGTTGCGGCTACTGGGCGTCCTCGCAGAGGGCGAAACGCCCTCGGCCGAAACATCGCAGGACGCGCTGACTGCTCTGAATCAGATGATCGACTCGTGGGACACGGAACGTCTAGCGGTCTTTTCAACAATGGACCAAACTTTTCTGTGGACTCCGGGTCTTAGGTCGCAGACGCTTGGTCCTACGGGCGATTTTGTTGGTGAACGCCCTGTCTTACTAGATGATTCGACTTACTTCCGCGATCCGCAGACGAACGTAAGTTATGGCGTTAAATTTATTAACCAACAGCAATACGATGGCATCGCCGTAAAAACCGTCACGTCTACATACCCGCAGGTTATGTGGATCAATATGTCTTACCCGGACATTGAGATGGTTATTTATCCGGTGCCTTTGCGGCTTCTGGAATGGCATTTTATCTCGGTTGAGAAATTACACCAGCCAGCTACGCTGGCGACATCGCTGACGTTTCCTCCGGGCTATCTTCGCGCATTTCGATACAACCTAGCTTGCGAACTTGCACCTGAGTTTGGCGTCGAACCGTCAGCACAGGTGCAGCGTATCGCCATGTATAGTAAACGCAATCTTAAGCGCATTAATAATCCCGACGACGTGATGGCGTTGCCGTATAGCATCGTCGGCACTCGCCAGCGGTATAATATTTACGCGGGCAACTACTGATGCACACCCCTATTCTTGGGTCATCTTATGTAACGCGCAGCGTTAATGCGGCTGATAACCGCATGGTTAATCTTTACCCTGAGATTGTTTCGGAAGGGGGTAAAGAACCGGCGTATCTTCAACGTTGCCCAGGACTTACACTTCTTAATACTATTGGCGACGGCCCGATCCGGGGCTTGTGGACGTATGCTGGATCGGGGTTTGTCGTATCCGGGAACGCGCTGTATGAAATTACGGCGGGATCGTGGAATGCTGAGTATCGCGGTTTTATAACTGGAACTGGTCCGGTAAGCATATCCGATAACGGCGTTCAAATGTTTATAGCCTGTAATGGGCCTAGCTACATATACAACATAAACACTAGCGTATTGGCGCAAATAATAGACCCGGATTTCCCTGGCGCAGTTGGCGTAGGATTTATTGATGGGTATTTTGTTTTTAACGAGCCAAACAGTCAAAAAGTTTGGGTTACGTCTTTATTAGATGGCACATCGGTTGATCCGTTGGATTTTGCCAGCGCCGAAGGTTCACCGGATGATCTTGTCACGTTGATCGTGGATCATCGTGAAATATGGCTTTTTGGAACAAACTCTGTCGAAGTTTGGTATGACGCCGGAAATTTGGATTTTCCACTCGCCCGTATTCAAGGCGCGTTCAATGAAATTGGCTGCGTAGCTCCTTATTCCGTGGCTAAATTGGATAATACTTTATTCTGGCTGGGCGCGGATGCTCGCGGTCGCGGTATTGTTTACCGCGCTGAAGGCTATACTGGTAAGCGTATATCTACGCACGCTATTGAATGGCAAATTCAACAATATACCGATTTGTCCGACGCCGTTGGCTACACTTATCAACAAGACGGTCATAGCTTTTATGTGTTAAACTTTCCTACCGCAGATACAACATGGGTTTTTGACGCCGCTACGGGTGTTTGGCATGAACGCGCCCGTTGGGACGACGGCATTTTTAGAAGACATAGAGGTAATTGTCAGATGGTATTCAATGACAAAGTTGTCATTGGGGACTATGAAAACGGCGACATATATTATTATGACCTTGAAAGCTACACCAATAATGGCGGTGTGCAACGATGGTTACGCCGATGGCGTGCATTACCTACGGGCGAAAACAACCTAACTAGAACCGCGCAGCATAGTCTTCAGTTAGATTGTGAAACAGGCGTAGGTCTTAATGGTATTCCCACCGGGACTATCCTAATTGATTATTTGGCGACCGAAGTTCCGCAGCGGCTTTTGGCGGAAAATGGCAACAATATAATTTTAGATTATGTCACTGTGCAAGGGACTAACCCGCAAGCTATGCTGCGGTGGTCGGATGATGGCGGCCATACTTGGTCTAATGAACATTGGCAGTCTATGGGAAAAATAGGCCAATATGGGTTTAGAACTATCTGGCGTCGTTTGGGCATGACTCAAAAACTTCGTGACCGCGTTTACGAAGTTTCAGGAACCGATCCAGTGCGAATAGCCATTATGGGAGCCGAATTGCATTTGAGCCAAACGAATGCCTAATTCAAACACATATTCTACTACGCAAATTCCTGCGCCGCGCGTTCCATTTTTGGACCCGCGGACGGGGCTTATGTCGCGCGAATGGTATTTGTATTTTTATAACCTATATACGTTGACAGGCGGCGGCCAAAATGCCGTTTCTTTACTAGACGTTCAAGTTGGCCCATCTGATTCATTATTGGCGTCCACACAAGCCAATATAGAGGCCGCCTTTCAAGCGCTTGAATCATCGGCGCCACTTGATACGTTAAATTCCGAACAATTCCGCATCGCGCAAGAGATACAGGGGCTTGAACAATCGCCTTTGATCAATGCTCTTGAGGCGGCTGTAGCTAAATTAACAGCGGACGTTCAAGGACTCGGGTTAGCACCGACTTATACGCCACAATTACTAGATACTCGCTACGGGGTGTTTTCTGACACAACTACTCAAACGGCGGCGGCCATAAATACCGCGTATGCGGTTACTTTTAACACAACAGATCTTACAAACGGCGTTTACATTGGGTCGCCTACGTCGCGCGTATATGTAGACAGGATGGGCGTCTATAACTTTCAATTTTCGGCTCAGTTAGATCAATCATCATCAGCTGCGCATGATGTGTGGATCTGGGCCGATATAAACGGAACTTCAGTCGCCAATTCGGCCACCAAAGTTACCTTAGTCGGAAATAATGCTGCGGTTGCTGCCGCGTGGAATTTTGTGCTTCAGATGAACGCCGGGGATTATTTTAGGCTTATGTGGGCTGTCAGTAATACTTCATGCCAGATAAGTGCTGTCGCTGCCGCAGCTCCAATTCCTGCCATACCATCTGTAATTTTGACTGTGACCGATAATATAGGGGTCGATAGATAATGGCGTCACTTGGACAACCCCCTAGAGCTCAGTTTTTTGACGGTGATGGCGTCCCGCTATACGGTGGAAAAGTCTACACCTACACAGCGTATTCAAGTAGCCCGTTAGAGACATACACAGATCCGACTAAAACAGCGTATAACCCTAATCCGGTTATCTTAGATTCCCGCGGGGAATCAGGTATTTGGGCAAATGATGCGACTTTTAAGATCGTCGTTTATGACGCGGACGGAAATTTAATTTCATCTTCAAACACTTACCCGCCGTCACCAGCGTCAAAAGCTACGTTTTATGACGCCGCCGGCGAGCGTTTGGCGTATGGTAAAGTTTACACTTATGAAGCTGGAACCTCTGCGCCTCTCGCCACCTATACCGATACTACAGGGGCGACAGAAAATACAAATCCTGTTATTCTAGACGTCAACGGGCAGGCCGATTTGTGGTTTGGCCCCAAGCTGTATAAGATAATATTAAAGACTTCCATGGACGTCGAGATATACTCTGTTGACAATTATGGGGCTTAATCTATGACCGTAACCGCTACGACATTATTTGAGTCGACAGGGCTGACAACTTCAGCGGCGACAATCTATACGTCTTCCAACGTAAAGACCATCATAGATAAGTTTACCGCCACAAATTACACCTCGTCCACAACGCCTGCTGCGGTTTCGTTCACCGTTTATCTTGTGGCGTCGGGCGGCACGGCGGGGGACTCGACAAATTCCGTAGTCCTAACAAAGACACTTCAGGCTGGCGAAACTTATACTTTACCGGAAGTTGTGGGGCACATCCTTAATTCCGGTGATTTTATATCGGTTAAGGCCAGCGCCAATTCGTCAATTAATGTCCGCGCCAGCGGTCGACTTGTAACCTAGTGGGGAATCATGGACCCGTTTACATTAGCCCTCTTAGGTAGCACAGCCTCTAGCGTAGTGGGGGGCGGTCTTGGCGCGCTTAGTTCTCAGCGGGCGGCGGGGGCGCAAAGCGCTGCTGCGCAGCAAGCCGGCATCTTAGGCGTCATCGGGCAGCAGCAAGCGCAAGAACGTGCATTAGCGGCGCTAAGAGAAGCGCAGGCCAAGGGTGCTGGGGCTATTGAGAGCTACTACGGTAAAGCGGCAGGCGCTTATGATCCGTATTCGCAGTTCGGGGCAGAATCGACTAATCGACTGGCTACTTTAATGGGCCTTCGTCCGGGCGAAGGCGCAGGTAGTCTTATGGAGCAGCCTACTCTTTCGCAGCTCCAGATGGACCCTGGGTATGCGTTCCGCGAGCAGCAAGGCCAGCAGGCTATGGAGCGCGCGGCCGCGGCGGGTGGATTGCGCGGATCGGGCGCGGCGCTCAAAGCAGGACAGAGATTTGGGCAAGAGATGGCGTCGCAAGAATACGGCAACGCCTACAATCGGTTTATGCAGAACCGCGCCAATATTATTGGGATGCTTCAAGGCGGCGTCGGTACTGGCATGGGCGCGGCGCAAGGCGTATCTGGTGCGGCGTCTACGGCAGGCGGTCAACTTGGCAGTCTTTACTCTGGTACGGGCGCTAATATTGCTCAGACCACGGGCGTCAATACTTTAGCGCCGTATGCACAGGCGATGGAAAATGTCGGTCAAGCGCGCGCGTCTGGCTACATGGGTGGTGCGACTGCACTTGGGCAAGCGCTTCAGGCTCCTGCGCAAAATTATATGCTTTACAGCATGATGAACCGCGCGCCGACAACGCGATTTGGTTCTTATGGCCCGCAGCTTTGAGGTTTAGCTAATGCCTGTTCGTTACGACATAGCTTCGCAGGTTCCGCAAGCCGGGAGCTCCGGGATAGATCCGTTAAATATGATGGCGCAGTTGCGTCAGCAGGAATATCAGCAGGCTCAACTTGCGCGCATGGCAAAAAGCATGGACGTGCAAGATCTTCAAGCTCGTATAGCCGCCGAACGTGAAATGCGTCAGGCAGAAGCCGCGCAGCGTCAAGCCGGCCTATATGGCGCGCAGCAGCAGGAAGCCGAACAAAAGGTTCAAGCCGGTAAAGTAGAACTTTACCGCAATATGTTCGATAAATTCGTTAACGATCAAAAGTCTTTGGATCATTTTGTCTCCCTCATGGAGAAAGATTTTCCCCAAGGCGTCGCTGCGTTCAAAGACAAAAAATACTCCGACGACTGGAAACTTGGGCTATTAAATCCAGAAAAAGCGGCTGAGTTAAAGAAACCGGAGTTTGCCGAATACGGCGGTGAAGTTTACCGGAAGACGCCGCAAGGACTTATTCCCGCGCCGATTCTTCAGCCGGGCGCGGAAGGTATGCCCGGCCCGCGGCAGGATCTGGCAACAGATCTAATCAAACAGCGCGAAGGTTTTATCGAAAAACCTAAGTATGACGTGAACGCTTATCGCGGCGGTTACGGCAGCGATACGGTTACGCTTCCTGACGGCACCGTGCAGAAGGTGACGCCTGGCATGTCGATCAGCCGCGAAGACGCGGAGCGCGATCTTCAGCGCCGCGTCAATACGGAATTTGTGCCGAAGGCCGCCGCCAAAGTGGGCGAAGAAAACTGGGCGCGCTTGCCGGAGAATACGCGTGCGGCGCTTACGTCGGTCGCGTATAACTACGGCACGATCCCCAGCCGGATTGTTCCGGCGGTGCAGTCGGGCAACCCGGAAGCCATCGCCAAGGCAATCGAAAGTCTTGCCGACGATAACAAGGGCATCAACGCTGGTCGGCGTATGCAGGAAGCCAACATTGCGCGCGGCACCAATCTGCCGGGATCGCAGGCGGTGCCGGCGTTTGCGGCTGGCGGCCTTCCGACCTATATGGGCGGCCCGCAGATCAATCCGCCGATCAATATGATGGCTGGCCTCGCTCCGGCTGCTGCACATGCTATGACCGCCCCGCCAGAATTGCCGTCAACTACGGCTGTTCCTGCGCAGCCGGTTACGGTCGGCACTAAAAAACAGGTAATCGGCCAATCAAATGTCGAAAACACGCTCGACAAAATGATGGATAAATACAACCGTCTTGACGCGCTGAAAGCCATTCCAAGCGCGCAACGCGGCATTGCCGAAAATGTCCCGGCATATCTTGCTGGCACGACGTTCGGGCAAGAAGTCGAAAAAGCACGCGCCACGCCGGCGCAGCAGCAGCGCAACGAGCTGAAGGCGCTTCGACGCTCGCTGTTGAAAGATATTATGGCGGCTACGGGCGCATCGGCAAAAGAACTTGACTCGAATTTCGAGCTGAAAAGCATGCTCGAGTCGTTGTCTGACGAAACGATGGATATTGATTCCGTGCGCCGGATCATCGCGGACCTGTCGGCGCGCTATGGCAAGGGCGCGGTCAAAGCGCCGGAAGAAGCGCCGATGGGCGCGCCGCCAGCGCCTAGCACCGGCAAAACGATTACTCGGCGCGGAACATATAATGGCCGCCCTGTGGTCGAATACAGCGACGGGACAGTAGACTATGCCGATTGACCCTACCAAGGTAAAATGGGACGACGCCGGTGCTATTGACCCCAACAAAGTAGATTGGTCAACGGGCGGCATGTCGCTTGGACGCGCGGCTGAAGTTTCCGGCGGTGCGGCTGCGCCGTTGGCGGCGGCTGCCGGTGCGGGGGCGCTATTAGGTGGCCCCGCGGGCGCAGCGCTCGCGGCCGGCGGTCTTGGCGCAGCGGATCTGGCCACGACGCTTTACAATGTCGCCGCGCCTCGTTTTGGCGGTCAGCCTGTCCGCACGCCGTCTGAAATCGTGCGCGGCTATCTCACGCCGGAATCGTTTAAGCCCCGCACGCAGGCCGAAGAACTTTTGGCGTCTGCGGTCGAGGGCGGCGCAGGCGCGCTGACCGGCGCGGGCGCAGCAAATGTGCTGGCCAAGCGCGCGGCCCCTGGTATGTTGCGGAACGCGCTGGCGACGATGGCGGAACGTCCGGCCGTGCAGACTGGCGCGGGCGCTGTTGGCGCGGCGGCCCCGGTTCGCGCAGAACAGATGGGCGTCGAAGATCCGCGGGCGCTGCTGGCCACGAGCCTTGTTGGCGGTCTGGCTGGCGCGCATGGCGCGGCCGGGCTACAGCGCGGGCTTGAGTCGGGCGTCGCGGCCGCAGAGCGCGGCGCTATGCGAATGGTCGGCAAGCCGCCATCAACGGAAGCGCTTGGTGAACGCGCATCAAAGTCCTTTGAAACCGCTACGTCGCTCGGTGTTCAGTACGACCCGGCTAAATATCAGGCTTTTGCGGATACTATTGAGTCTAAACTTAAAGGTTATGATCCACGATTCAGCAAATTCTCTGATGTAAAGGTAGCCGTCGACGCGTTGAAAGATCTCGGAAGCCAGCCGCTGACGATAGAAAGTCTGCACAATGCGCGGCAGATGATTGGCGTTCTGCGTGACGACAAAGAAAAAGACGTGCGCCGATTAGCGGGTATTCTGACTGACAAATTGGATGAATTTGTCACGAATGAAAAGAACGCCGGTATTACTGAACGCATGTCTGGCACAGGTAAGAAAGCCGCTGATGCTCTCATGGCGGGCATTAAAGATTACCGCATGATGTCAAAAAGTTCGGAAATCGAGCGGCTGATCGAGCGCGCCGATCTTGTCGGCGGTTCGGCGGAAAATATCGAGACGCAATTTCGTTCTTTGGCGCGTAACCCGGCGCGGCTTCGCAAGTTCTCGCCTGACGAACAGTCAATGATTAAGCGCATCGCCAAAGGACAAGAAGGCTCGTCGCTTGTGAATCTCGTCAGCCAGCTCTCCCCGACGCGTAACCCGGCGGTTATGGCCGCGGAAATGCTCGTCGGCGGTTATGGGCTTAGCTCGCAAGATCCTTATGCCGGGCCGGCGGCTGTCACCGCTGCGGGCGCTGGACTTATGGGCCGCGCAGTTCGCAATGCACTGGCCAAACGCGCCGCCAGCAACGTCGCCGCTATGACGCGCGGCGCTCCGACCGCCGTTCCGTTCTCTGTTCAATACGCGCCGCTTGCCATGCCGTTGGCCACGCAAGGCGTCAACGCAATGGCGAGGTAATCGTGGTCGAATATCAAGTCCTTTTCGACGTAGCCATCGCGGTTATTGGCGTGTTGGGCGGCTGGACGCTTAACACCGTTTGGAGCGCCGTGCGAGATCTTCAGGTCGCTGACAAGGCGCTGGCGGAAAAGGTCGCAGATATAGAGGTGCTGGTCGCCGGCCGTTATATTACCCGCGATGAGTTCAACGCTACGCTTAACCAAGTATTCGAGCGACTGGATCGCATACGCGATCTTCTCAGCACAAAGGCGGACAGATAATGGGCTATAAACTTGGCGCGCAGTCCGAACTGCTCTTGCGAGGCGTTCACCCTGATCTGGTCAAGGTAATCCGCCGCGCGATTCAGATTTCCAAAATAGACTTTAAGGTTCTTGAAGGCGTTCGATCCGTCGCGCGTCAGCGTGAGCTGGTTCAGAAAGGCGCGTCGCAAACGATGAAGTCGCGGCACATTCACGGTTTCGCCGTTGACATCGCGCCGTTCGTCGCCGGTCAGATCCGTTGGGATTGGCCGCTTTATTTCCAGTTGGCGGCTACCGTCAAGCAAGCCGCCAAAGACGTTGGCGTGTCTGTCGAATGGGGCGGCGACTGGAAAACTTTTAAAGATGGGCCGCACTGGCAGTTGCCGGCGCGCAAATACCCGGACCCGAAATGAGACTAGCTCTTATCCTCTGTCTGTTTCTCGGCGGCTGCGAAGCGGCTACCTTGGCGGACTGTATTGTTCGCGATAATACGCCGCGGCCGTGTAACTAGGAGTGAACCATAATGACGAATTGGATGACGACGATTCCGGGCGTTCTGGCGCTGCTGTCCGTTCTTTGGAACGCTTGGCAGACCAAGACGGTCAACTGGGAAGACCTTCAGGGCGCGCTCGTGGCCATTGGTCTGATCGCGGCCAAAGATTTTAACGTGACCGGCGGGTCTAAGGTTCAGGACTGAAAGAGGCAGGCCGAAGTTGCCAAACCTAAGACTGTCGAAGAGACTGCTGCTGATCTTGACGCTGGCAAGTTCTAGCGGTTGCGCGTCTACCAGCGGGGGCGCATGTCCCCCACTGGTTGATTACTCGGCGGAACGCCAAACCAAAGCCGCCAAGGAATTACGGTCACTCCCCAAGGGAAGCGAGCTGGCCAACTTTATCGTGGACTACGGAAAGCTCCGCAGCGCGTGTCGGCTTTAGGGCTTTGGCGACCTTACGGTCAGCCTTCTTCTGGTAGTCAATAAATTCCGTGCCGACCTTAGTTGCCACGTAATCATCGGCAAACGTCGCCGCAAATAGCTCATAATTCACGGCGTCGACATGGCTGTCCAGATGGTTGGGCGACGCAAACGCGCGGGCGTTCTTAACGCAAGCCAGGATGATGGCGATTTCGTAGGGGTGAAAGTCACGGCCTAGACGCAGGCTGGCTAGGTCAGCGGCGAGCTGGAAATTGTTCTCAATCCCGCCGTAGCCTTCCCCACGCTGGTCAATAATATTAGCTGCATCAAGCAGTAGTTCTTGCGGTGTCATTTATCATCTCCATTAGAGCCGCCCTTTCTCGCAACATGCGCAGCGTCGTGTAACGCTGATGCAGTCGCACTAAGATCGTAGAGCGCCGGGCGTGACGCATCTCGTCTTCCAAAAGGTCTTTCACCTCTTGTTCCGTAAAATCGGCAAGCTGGTCGTTAAGCGCTTTCCACGTCAGATAGTTCGGCAAGGGCCAACTCCGCTAAAGATTTTTTGTCGTGTAGCGCACTAAATATGCGTTCGTCAATAGTTTTATTGCACATGATGACGTAGCACCACACGTCGCGCGTTTGGCCGCTACGATGCAGACGGCCCACAGTCTGCTCGAATAGTTCAAGCGACCACGGCAGCGACAGGAAGATGATCTTGTTACCCCCGAACTGAAGGTTAAGCCCGTGCCCGGCGCTTTTGGGGTGAATCGCCAGCAGCGGGATCTTGCCCTCATTCCAGCGCTCGACGGCGTTGGGCTCGTCAATCGTGCTGACGTTAAACTGGCGCTGTAACTCGGCTAGTTCTTCTTTGTAATTGTAGACGATGATGGTATTGTCGCGCTGGTTTTCGTCGATGATGTCGCGCAACGTGTCGAACTTCTGGCGGCCAAACCAATGAGCAACGCCTTGGCTATCATAAGCGAAGCCGGAGGTGAGCTGCTGAAGTTTGTTTGTGACAGCAGCCGCTGTCGCAGCCGTGATTTCCTCATGCACGTATTCCTTCTTCATGTTTTCATACGGTTCGCGGTCGTCCAGATCGCAGCGCATTTCGACGACGTGCAGCGGCGGCAGCTTGTCTTTATACTCGCCAGGCTCTAGCACGTAGGTTGCCGGCTTGATCGTTTCCATGACTTTTGGCAGCGCTTGCGGCAGCGGTTCCCATTGGCCGTAATCGCGGTTCACGCAATAGAAATATTGCTGTAAAAACGCGCCCTTGCTGCGGCCCAGCAGCGTCTGATCGACGACCTTGCACTGGCCAAACACGTCTTCTAAACCGTTGGACGTGAACGATCCTGTGCAGCCCCACCGGATCTTGAACTGGTCAAGGATTTTAAGAAGATGTTTAAACCGTTTGCCGCTCGGGTTTTTCAGCCGCGTCAATTCGTCGAACACAACGCCTGTGAAGCCTTTGGGGTCGATAGAAGGGATATTGTCGTAGTTGGTTACAACAATGTCGGCATCGCTTTCGAACGCTTTCTTACGCTGCGCGGGCGTTCCAACAGCGACGGCAATGTCAGTGTCAGGAGCCCATTTGCGCCCTTCGACCGGCCAAACGTCTGTGCAAACGCGCTTCGGCGCTAGCACAAGCCAACGGTCGCAATGGCCATGCACAAGCATCTCGGTCATGGCGGTCAGCGTAATTGCGGTCTTGCCAGCGCCAACAGGCGCTAAGATCATGGCGCGGTCGCGGGAGAACAGGAAATCAGCGGCGTCGTGCTGGTATGGTCGGAGATCCATTTGTCAACCTCGTCTTTAGACCAAAGACAATCATAACTCTGATTTAACAACGCCATTTCACGCGCGAACATATCTTGCAGCGGCGACACTTTACCGCCGGGTCGCTTTAGTTCTATGAAGTGCGTCGTGCCATCCGGTAAACAAACGATCCGGTCGCTGACGCCGCGATTCGATGACGACACGAACTTATACGCGCGCCCACCGACTGATTTTACTCGTTTTACGAGATACGCTTCAATATCTTTCTCAAGCATGTTTCGCCCACTTAATCACCGCGATACATTGGTCTACGTTAAACTGCTGTATGTGGCATTGGTCTTTGGTCATGCCCATGTGCCTCGCCAACGCCCGATAAGCCCGCGTTCGTGACATGCGGCCAGACTTCCAAAGCGCGTCAAAAACATCGTGCGCTACGGCACGCGCGGCCCCTGTTCCGATGTGGTGTAGGTCAAACATAAAAAAACTATTGACACACTCACTGCAAATTGTCTAGTGTCGAATCACTGAAAGGTAAGATAATGGCCCATAGCAACATCGTCGGCGGTTCGACCGCTAAACGTCTCATCAACTGCCCCGGTTCGCGCGCGTTAGTCGCGACAATGCCGGAAAAGCCCACAAGCAAATACGCCGAAGAAGGCTCGCGTTTGCATGACGCTATGCACATGATTTTGTCGCATGGTGCGAAGGTTGAAGATTATCCTGACAATGAGAAGTTAATCCTTGCACTTGACTCATTAAACGAGATCGACCCTAATAATGAGCTTGAGTTTGCCACGGAGGTAAATGTCCATTTCAATGACTTTCTTGCCGGAGTTTACGGTTCTTGCGATCTCGCTGGCCGTATACGCAATCGTGCGATAGTCCTCGACTGGAAGTTCGGGGATGGCGTTGCGGTAGACGCCGAAGAAAATGAGCAGCTTATGTTCTATTGCGCCGCAGGTATGCGGACGGAACAACTGCGTTGGGTGTTTGAAGGCGTTGACGAGATCGAACTTATCATCGTGCAGCCGCCGTATGTGAAGCGTTGGCTGACGACGCCCGGTCGCATTAAGGCGTTCGAGCGCACGCTGTATGACGCCGTGCAGGCATCGTTCAAGCCTAATGCGCCGTTTAACGCTGGCGATCACTGCCGTTGGTGCGCAGCCAAGCCTGTCTGCCCGTTGCTGACGGGTCAGCTTGAGCGCGCGGTTGCGACGAAGATTAAAGGTATAGACCCGGAGAAAGTTGGCAATGCTTTGGCGTTTGCGATCCTTGCGGAAGAATGGGCTAAAAGCGTCCGTGAGCTGGCCCAGACGATGTTGGAAAACAACGCGGCCGTGCCGGGGTGGAAACTTGTCCCAAAACGGCCCACTAGACAGTGGGTTAATGATGAAGGAGCGCGCGAAGCTCTTGAACAAATGGGACTGGATAATTCGGAATTGATGGTGACGGAACTGAAATCACCGGCGCAGATTGAGAAGGTGCTGAAGAAGCATAAGCTCGAACTGCCGGCAGATCTTGTCGTCGCTGTCTCACCAGGTCAGACAATCGCACCGGAGTCAGATCCGCGTCCGGCAGTCTTGACAATAGGCAAGAACATTTATTCTGCCTTCTCTAAACTCGAGGTAAAGTAATGTCTAATATTGTAAAGTTCGGCAACGCCAATCTCCCCACCGCTGCGTCTCTGGCTGAGTCGCTTCGCAAACTCGACACCGACGCTTCTGTCGGTTCGGTTATCCTGAAAATGGATAAGACCGGCCATTGGGTTTACGGCGCGGATCAGACTGAGACCGACAAAGACGGACGCTGGGCGGTCAATCCGTTCTCGTTTGTCCACGGTTTCATCGCGTGGGGCGAAGGCGAGGTGCTTGGCGAGAAGATGGTGTCTATTACGGAGCCGCTTCCCGAACTGGACGTGCCCCCGCCTGGCGCGAAGCGCGGGTGGGAGCCCCAGGTTGGCATGAGCGTCAAGTGCCTTGATGGCGAGGACGCTGGCGTTGAAGCGCGTTACACTGTCACATCTGTTGGCGGTAAGCGCGCGATGCACCAGCTCGCCATGAAGGTCGCCGATCAGGTCGAGAAAAATCAAGACGCGCCTGTGGCCGTCGTGAAGCTCGGCTCGGAATATTATCAGCACAAATCCTATGGCCGCGTCTACACTCCGGTGTTTGATGTGATCGAATGGATCTCGCTCGACGGTGCGCCGGCTGAGACTACGGTCGATGGCTCTACCGCAGACACCGGTCGTCGTCGTCGCGGCTGATAATAGGGAGGGCGGGGGCTAACAACCCCCGTCTTTTTTCATGGCATTTGATATGAAGGCTTGGAAAGAAGCCAACCGCGAAAAAATTAAACTCTATTCGGTTCGAGCGCGTTTGAAGAAAAAAGGTCTGCTTTCGCCTGAGACGGTCGAACAAATGATGGCGGAACGTGCGGCCAAGAAAGCCGCGTCTGCCGAACGTGCTAAACAGCGTAAGCGTGAATGGGCGGCAGCTAACAAAGAGCGCAAGAACGCGCGCTATCGGGAGCGCTATCACAGCGACCCTGAGTTTAGACGCCGTGAGATCGACAAGCGTATGAAGAGTTTTGACCGGGAAGCGCACAGCGCTGAACGTCAAGCCGCTAGAGAGGCCAAGAAAGCGGCTAAAGAGTTAGCAAAACAAGCGGCGAAGGAAAGCCGTCAACGGGCAAGAGAGGAAGACAGACTAAAAAAGAAAAAGCTAGAGAACGCCAAGCGGCACGCGCTGGCGATGGAAAAGGCGGCGAAAATCGCGCCTAAACCTAAGAAAGTAACGATGAACACAAGGAAGCCGGGAAGGCTTGTAGCACTAGCGGGATGGATGGGATGGTAGCTCTTAATACTAATCGTCGATTCAAAGATCCTTCAGAATTGACTGAGTATGAGAAGAAGATTTTAGCCTTGCGCCGCCAAGGACTCACATGGAGACAAATCGCCGAAAAGATTGGCAATATTAGCCCACGTTCAGTCAGCGTCAAATGGGTCGTCATTAAAGAAAAGCTGGAAGCGATGGGCGTGTCGCCGCATTGAAGGAGACGGGGGATGAGTGAAGTAGCGACGCATTTGCTGCAAAAGCGGATTGAGCAACTTATTTACGAACGCGACTTAGCCCGCGCAGAGAACGAGAAGCTACGTGCGGCGTTGAAGCCGTTCGCTGCATACGTCGATCAGCCGACAAAGATTTACGAACATGAGGGCGTCCGCGTGGCGTTAGTCGATCAAGACGTTTTGCGGCGGTTATGTCGCGCCGCAGCCGCCGCATTGAAGGAGACGGGGGATGAGTAAGAAAGATAACGTGGCTTATAGCTTGCAGACGCTATGTCATCCTGCGTCTGAGTTTTTGGCTGACGGACAGCGATTGACACTTTTCATTAAGCGAGGAAATGAAGCCGCCTCCGAAATCCTCCGCCTCCGCGCAGAGAACGAGAAGCTACGTGCGGCGGCTAAAGAGGCGCAAGTCACTTTCGACGCAACATGGAGTGAGGCCGACCTATTGCGGGTTGAAAATAATGAGCAGCGTCAGGAAATCGAGAAGCTACGGGCGGTGTTGAAGCCGTTTGCTGACATTGCAGCGCAATTCGAATTTGCTGACGACAATGAAGGTATCTCCGGCGTTTTGCTTGGCGAACTACGCGCCGCCGCCGCCGCATTGAAGGAGACGGGGGATGAGTGAAGTAAAAGAGGCCTATGACGAATTTGTAGCGTCATTAGGATACGACAATATTGCTGACGTTGCAGAAGAAATCCTCCGCCTCCGCGCAGAGAACGAGAAGCTACGTGCGGCGTTGAAGCCGATAACAGACATAAAAGCGTTTACCTGTATTTTCGAATGGACGCCGGTAGAAGCATTGCGCGACGATGAAAAAGTGCATGTGAAGCTAACAGGTGCGCAGATTAAGGCCATGCGCGCAGCCGCCGCATCGAAGGAGACAGAATGACTTATGCTGAAATACTAACTGATACGTCACTGTATCTTTTTTTCTACGGCTTCGGCCTTATGTCGGGGATCTTTGTGTCATGGATCGAATTGAGAAAGTAAGCCGGTATATTCCGGCGGTGTTGCCAACCCGCGGCGCAGGTGGAGAGGCCAGCGACAACGGCAGCACAGTGCGTCACATGCTCTTGTCCATTCCTCGCGTTAAGTTTTTAGAGGGCGGCGAGACTGAACATTATCACAAGTATAAAGTGCTAGAGAACGAGCCTGTTATTATTAGCCCGTCCTACAGCGACAAATGGTGCGAGGCCGTCAAAGCCGAACCGCTGACCGAACGTGAGCTGTTGGTAGAGAAGATGGTCAATGACGGCGCGTCGCGTAACGCTATAGCCGACCACCTCCACATGGCGCGCGGCGCAATCGCTAACCTGCTGTCACGCATACGCGTGAAGCGCGCATATCAGGCGCTAAAAAGCTGCCTGCTGATCGGCGCGGCGATCTCCGTGTGGGATGGCCCGAACGGCCCTTATGCGGTCGAGCTGAGCTATCCGAACGAATCATTCTATTACACGCCGCAGGGCATGATCTCTGCACCCAAAGTCGGAAACATGACCGTCTACAACGGACCTAATGGAGAGTATCTTGGCTATCATCTGGGTGGACTTCGAGACGCGGAGTGAGTGCGATCTGAAGGTGGCGGGCGTATATAACTACGCCCGTCATCCGTCTACGCAGGTCATTTGCATGTCATGGGCGCGCGATGGCGGCGACGTGCAAACTTGGACACCGCAAGAAAAGTTTCCTGAGAGAATTTTTCGCGCTGGCGAACAAAACATACAGATCCGCGCGCATAACGCCGCGTTTGAACGTCTGATTTTTTGGCATGTGTTAGGGATACACATACCACTAGAGCAATTCTATTGCACCGCTACGCAGGCGCGGGCGAACTGTGCGCCAGGGAGCTTAGAAGATGTCGGACGTTTTGCCGGTCTTGACATGCGTAAAGATCATCGCGGTGCAGCGCTTGTGCGCGCCTGCTGCGTGCCGCCTTATCGTTACGATCTCATACCCGAACTGATAGAATATTGTGAACAAGATGTGCGAACAATGCGCGCCGCCAGTAAAGCCATGCGGGAACTGACGCAGGAGGAACTAGATGACTACCATGTTAACGAGCGCATCAATGATCGTGGCGTTCTTGTTGACCGGGATCTATGCCGCGCGGCGGTCAAATACGCGGCTACAGAACTTCAAGAGATCGAAGCTGCGGTTAAAGAAATCACTAACGGTGCGGTCACGACTGTTAGAAGCCCTACAATGCGATTGTGGGTGCAAGAACGACTCGGCCCTGAAGCCGTCAAACTCATGGAGCGCGACGGTCGCCAGTCCGTTGACAAAACCGTCAGGGCTAACCTTTTGGCCATAGACAACCCTGAAGAGGTGCCTCCTGATGTCAGAGAAGTCATACAATGCGCGGACGATCTTTGGGCGTCTTCTGTTGCTAAATTTGACCGTCTTGCTGGTCTTGCTTGCGATGATGGCCGTGTCCGTGGTGCGTTCGTTTTCGCTGGAGGATCAGCCACAGGCCGCGCCAGCTCCTACGGCGCTCAAGTCCACAACTTCACACGTAAATGCGCCGATGACCCGGAAGCCGTGCGACATGCAATGGTTCGGGGTCATGCAATCGTGCCTCGTTACGGACGACGCGTCACGGACGTATTGCGAGGTATGCTTCGGCCTGCCCTGATACCGGCTAAAGGTAAACAGTTCGTCGTCGCTGACTGGTCAGCCATCGAGGGTCGTGTGAACCCGTGGCTGTCCGGTCGCGGTGAGGATAAGTTACAGGCGTTCCGCGACAAGCTAGACCCCTACATCGTCAACGCTGCCGCTACGTTCCGCGTCAAATACGAAGAGGTCAATAAGTCGCAGCGCCAGGTCGGCAAGGTGCAGGAACTGGCGTGCGGCTTCGGTGGCGGCGTTGGAGCCTTCGCTGCGATGGGCCGCGTCTATGGGTTGACGCTACCGGAGGATGAGGCACGACGTATGGTTGACGCCTGGCGTCGCGCTAACCCGTGGTCGGTTCCGTTCTGGTCTGATCTTGAGGTTGCATACACCCGCGCTCTGCGCAATCCCGGTAAAGTATTCGAGGCTGGCAGGATAAAATACTTGGCCGACAAGCAGCACCTTTGGTATGCTCTGCCTTCCGGCCGCGTGCTTTGCTACCCGAACGCCAAGTTTGAGAAAGATGGTTCGATCTCCTATTCAAAGGCGTCTTGGAAGCCTGCGGCAGATGCTAAAGAGTGGCCGCGTGGTCGGCTTTGGCGAGGGCTTGCGTGCGAGAACGTCACACAAGCGACCGCCCATGATCTTTTACGTGAGGCTCTGCGCCGTGTTGATAAGTTGGGCCTTGAGGTCATTTTACATTGTCACGATGAAATTGTGCTGCAATGCGATAAAGAGAAAGCGCTTGACTCAAAAGACAAATTAGAAGAGATTATGTGTACGCCTCCTGACTGGTGCGATAATTTACCCTTAGAGGTCGAGGCGTCAATTATGGATCGGTACGGAAAGGGTTAGCCGTGGTTACGCATGAACGGCTTGTGGAATTATTTATCTACCTTAGAAGATCCGGCGATTTTATTCGTCGGATTTCTACGGGAAGAAATGGGTGCCACAAAGCAGGAGAATATGCCGGTACAATTCAAAATCATGGCTATCTTGTCATATCCATTGATAAACGTCGGTATATGGCTCATCGGTTAGCGTGGTTTTATGTGAATGGAACTTGGCCCAAAGGAGACTTAGATCACATTAACGGCAACAAATTAGATAACCGTATATCTAATCTGCGTGAGGCAACACGTAAACAAAATATGCAAAATGTGCGTCGGCACAAACACAATACAAGCGGGCATAAAGGCGTCGCTTGGCATCCACAGCGTAATAAATGGCGCGCGTATATATTCGATAGCTATCGGCAAATCCATCTTGGTTTGTTTGACTTTAAAGAAGCGGCATTTGCAGCGCGGTTAAAAGCCGAAAAACAATACCATAGCCATAGGGTGGAATCATGAATTTGCGCGACTATTTTGTCGGATTAGCCCCGAAAGGTGAAACGGCGCTTATCGTTCGTCAGAAAGCAACAGGCGGGTTTCATTTAGACGGGTCATCAAAATATACTTGGCCCGCTTATATGCCGTCCTATCGCGGCAAAGAAGGCGACTCACTTTTTTTGAATACAGGCTCTTTTATTCTTGATCGTATGCCGGGCAAGCCGTCCGCCAGCGTCGCCAACTGCACGCACGTCCTGTTTATGATGCTGGACGATATTGGCACAAAGTCGAAGACGCCACCGCTTACGCCGACCGCTATCGTCGAGACAAGCCCCGGTAATTTTCAATGGTGGTATGCCTACAGCGATCAACCGACCGTCGAGGAACATTGTGCGGCGCTGACGGCGATTGCAGCCGCCGGATACACTGATCCTGGCGCGACTAACGCGGTGCGTAACTGCCGTCTTCCGGGTTCCGTAAACCAGAAGCCGGGACGCGAAAGTTTTGTTTGCCGTGAGGTGGAGTTCCACCCCGAACGCGAATACACGCTCGCGGAGATTTGCGCGGCGCTTGAGGTTACGCCTGCTGAAGCCGGCACCGCACGCGGTATTACGTTTCGCGTAAAAGACACCGGCAACGACACGGTGCTGGCATGGCTGAACGAGCAGGGGCTTGTGTTATCCGGCACGAACGCCGAAGGTTGGTGCGGCGTTGTATGCCCTAATCATGAGGCGCACACCGATGGGCAGATTGAATCACGGTATAAGCCGCAGGATCGGTCGTGGTGTTGTTATCATGGCCATTGCGATGGGCTGGACAGTAAGTTTTTTTGCGATTGGGTCGCGGATCAGGGCGGCCCTCGAACCCTCCCCGGTCTGCGTGACGATCTTATCGCCGACTACACCAATCGCATTAACAAACTGACGCCGACTGAGGCGTTTCCCGACGAAGGTGCAGCTAGGGTTGCGGAGGTGGAGCGCAAGCAGGCGGGGCGCGAGGAACGCGAAGGCTGGCACGGTCGCTTCGCCTATATCATGGACGACGACGCCTATTTCGACAAAGAGACGTGCAGCGAGGTTAGCCGTCGCGCGTTCAATGCGATCTTCAAGCATATTACCTGCACGTCGATCACGGCTGGCGGCAAGCCGTCGAAGGTCGAGGCGTCACACTGGTTTGACGAACACCGCGAGGCGATGGGCGGCTACGCCCTGAAGGGTCTGACCTACGCCGCCGGCGAGGACTGGATGGTTCACAAGGATGGGCTGGTCTATGGCAATGTCTGGCGTGACGCTAGGCCGAAGGTCGCGCGCGGCGGCGATCCGACGCCGTGGCTAGAGCATTGCCGGCGGTTGGTGCCGGACGAACGCGAGCTTAACCATATATGGGACGTAATGGCGTTTAAGGTTCAAAACGCTAACGTCAAGATCAATCACGCGATCCTGCACGGCGGCAAAGGCGGCTGCGGTAAGGATACGATGTGGGCTCCCTTTATCTGGGCGGTCTGCGGCCCGCATGAAAAGAACAAAGGTTTGATCGACAATGACAATCTCGCAAGCCAATGGGGCTATCAGCTAGAGGCTGAGATCGTCGTTCTTAACGAGCTGAAAGAACCGGAAGCAAAAGACCGCCGGGCGCTGGCGAACAAGTTAAAGCCGATCATCGCCGCGCCGCCGGAGATGCTGACGATCAACCGGAAGGGTCTGCACCCCTACCAGATGGTCAATCGCCTTTTCATGTTGGCGTTCACCAACGAGGACATGCCGATCACGCTGGACAGCGACGACCGCCGTTGGTTCTGCGTCTGGTCGGACAGCGCCAAGATGACGATGGCCGAAGCGCAGGCGATTTGGGGCTGGTATAAAAACGGCGGGTTTGAGGCCGTCGCGGGTTGGCTGCACGCTCGGGACGTGTCGGCGTTCGGCCCCCAGGCGATCCCGATGATGACCGACTACAAGCAGAAGCTGATCTATGTCGGCATGAGCAACGCGGAGAGCTTTATCCATCACATGATTGAGAAGCGCGAAGCGCCGTTCAACGTCGATGTTATTTCTGGGCCATGGCATGAGACTATCAAACAAATCTCACAGGTCGCGCCCGATAACTTGCGTATGCGGATTGTGCAGCCGGCGCTGTTCCATGCGTTGAAAGAGGCGGGATGGGTTGATAAGGGGCTCTGCATGTCCCCGAAATACACGTCGAAGCGGCACATATTCGTGCAGGCAGAGATGGCGCACCTGACCAAAGCGCAGCTTCGCAACGCGGTCGAGCCGGAGGCGCGCGATAATGTCGTCCAACTTAAAAATTGACGCCTATCCGGTCTTTATGAGCGTGCTGGCGAATTTGACAACATCAGTCGAACTTTACCTTGACTGGGCGGCGACTCCGGGGGACGATGAGTGTCCGCCGGAGATCGTCGATAGGCTGTGCCACGCCCAAGAGACGGCTCGGGAGCTGTTGGAGGGCCTGGGCTATGGTCAGGACTTTAATTGATCTTCTGATTTGTTGCGGTGCATGGCTGCTAGAATACGGATGCGCCGGTTTTCATCCTGCACCTCGTCTAGCGCCCATTCGAGCGCGTTGCGCAGGCGGGTGCTTTCATCGACAGCCGCCGCAATAGTCCATTGCGCCCGTTGCCTGGCTTCCTGATAGCCTTTCAGGTATGATTCGGAGACTTCTTGTTGCAGCGCCTTTAGGCGTCGCTCAAATTCTGATTCAGTCATGTCAGCCCCGCAAAAAAGAAGCCGGCTTGCGCCGGCCTCAGTTCACCATTGGGAGGAAACTAGCCAGTGTGGCACGTTCCGTCCCCGAAGTAAAATAAATCCAGCCGCCGGACGATCTCTTGCTCCGTGTAGACGGGATGCTCTTGCGACGTGGGCTCTAGTCGCCGCCAGAACGCCCATAGGGGCGGGTTTATGACGTAGCATGGGGCGTCGCGCGGCCAGTCGGGCACGACGGCCCCATATTCTTCGAATTGCTCTTCAAATGTCATTTTGTTTCGCCCTTCAATCGCGCGGCTTTAGCCTCGTCTATTGTGTGGTAGTAGCCAAGATATTTTAACACGCCATTTATTCTGATTTTGGCTTGCCAGCGTTTTTTGCGCCGGTCGCCGTGATAGGTAATCCCCGGAACGCCGTATTTATTATCGCGGCGTAGCGGCATGTTTTGGCAATTTTCAACGTGAGTCGCCAATCGCAAATTGGCTATTCTGTTGTCTGTTTTATTGCGGTTTATGTGGTCTATTTCATCAGGTGGCCAAACCTCATGAACATAGAACCAAGCAAGCCTATGTGCGCGGTATGCTTTGCAGTCGGCGCATATTTTCAGATAGCCTTTTTCGGTTAACGTGCCGGCAATTTTGCCGACACGCTGAAATCGTCCTTTACCGTTTACGCGCCATGTAAATTGGCCCGTTTGCGGATCATACTGTATGATCTGTTTTAGTCGTTCATGTTCTATCATTGTTATATCTTACTTCAGGCCAAGAAGTATTTCAATAACAACCGCCAGTAAGATTGCCATCACTTCACCTATTTTCATAGCGGGCCACCCCATACATCACGGTGCTATGGTTGCGCCCGCCTAACACGGCCCCGATTAGTTCATAGCTGGCCCCGATCTCGTGTCGTGCGCGCCACATGATCTCAAACCGCGCCCATGCGACGCCTGCCCGGCGGCAGTGGCCGATAAGATATTCTGTTGAGACGTTATGTTTGAGCGCCGTCTCCCACAGGATCTCTCGTATCTGCGCCGCCTGGTGCTTTTGTTCCGGTGTTAGTATCATTGTGTGACCTCAACATAAAATTAAGTGCATGGGCGGCGGTCGATAGCGCGCGCTCGTCGGCCGTAGGGGCGTGGATCCGCATGATAAGGGATCCGTCTCGCCTGTGCAGCGACAGGTAACAGTCGCCGCCCTTTTTGCGCCAGTGGGCGCGGACGCCCCCCGGCTGCGTGTCTAGGTCAATCTTTAGCATGACCGCGCGCCTTGAGTTCATTGAGGATAATGTCACGCCGAAAACCGTTTTCTTCCGTTTCTAGCAGCATTTCCAGCGCCTCGACGGACAGCCAATGTAAGAGCTGGCTGAACTCAAAATAATCTTTCATGCGTGACATTATAGACCCCCCAGAATGTAGGTTAGGAACAGGGCGAGCGCTGGTATCGCCAGCGCCGCCCCTATGGCGAATGCGATCAAATCAGCCTTCGTGATCATCTATACAGGCCTGTATGACGTGATCGGACCATTGAAGGTAGGATTCTATTGCTTCATATAGCGGATGATTCTTAGGCATAGGCTCTGGCCCTACCGTAATGCTTTCGACCTCTATGTCGTACGGGCCGCCCCTATACCCCACGTCGGGATCTGGCCCCTCCCATGAGTAGGTTATGACCGCGCTGCCATAGGCATAGACGGCATAGTTTTCGTACATGGGAAGCTCGTCAAAATCATAGGTGAAGTGCGCCATTTTAATAACTCCAGATTTGAGTCCAATATTCTTCAGCCGCGTCCGTGTGGGCGTCGAGCAGGGCTTTATAGGTCACGTCGAGCAGCGGTGACCGCTCGACTGATTTGAGATGATCGAGCAGCGCCTCTAGCTGGTCGATCTCGATCTGTAGGTCGATCATTGCTCGCCTCTTTAATGGTGATAGGGGTCGTTTCGCATAGCGTGCCAATTAGGCAGCAAGCGCCTGGCGCGTTTTAATAGCGCCTTATCCCATGCGGGTTTTCGTGGCGCGCCGGGGCGTCCAATAGGACGCAATTCACCATTTACTTGCACCATATGCCATGCGGTCAAATGGCCGGCCTGTATGACGCCCGGCAAGCGCCAAAAATATTCCATTTGTTCTTTTGTCATTACCACACCCCCATTGATTCGAGATTGCGTCGATCCTGGTCTATTAGGACGGCCGCGCCTTTTGTCGCGGCTTTCCATTGTTCCATGAATGTCTCTATCTCCCGGTAGATCGCGCGCTCGTCATCCGCGCATGTGATTAACCAATAGATCGAGAGCTTGTATGGGTTGCAAACGGATTGCGCGCCATACCATGCGGCGCGCGCTAGTCGATCCTTTGGGGCTGTTTTGAGTAACAGCCCTTTATTTTTGCCTTTGGTGACTGTCGCGCCATAAAGCGCTTGCGCGGCTTGATCTGATATTTTCATCTCTTCATCCTCTCGAATAGTGTACGGGCCGTTCATATCGACCTTGTTCGTCGCGGTATATTGAGACGGCGCGCCCATATCGCGAGCCGTCGTCATAGGTGAATTGACGCGTTTCGTCGCGCCCGATGGGCCGCCAATCGCATTGCCACGCGTCTAATAGATTTTCCGATTCAAGCGCGGCGTTTAGCGTTTCGAACCAATTTTGCTTTGCCTTTATCACGCGGCCCTCCCTACTCTGAAACCATGCAAGTTGATGACGATATCTTTGGCGCTTTTGCTGCTATTGCCGGCGCACAAGCCGCAACGGTCGCAAGACGTGCGCGCGCCGTTTTCTTTGGCGGCCGGGCAACCTATTTCACTAGATGATTTGACCTCGGAGCTTTTTTTGGCGCGAAACGTACGCCACCCGCAAGCGCTCGCGAGTAGATGATCCGATTCCGTCTCACAACTTGCCATGCATAACAGCGCGAATGCCTGAAAACGCGGATCCCGCCATTGGTGGCTGTATCCGGTGATTTTGGCGGCTTTCAGGGTCGCGGCGCGCCAGATCTGAAACGGCGCGGCTGCCGGGTCGCCATACGTTCCCAAACGGAAGGCGCGCCCGGCGAATAGATCCGGCAATATTGCGGGGTCGTAATCTACGCCCGGCCGCGCGTATCGGCCGCGCTCATAAGCGCCATAAACAGACGCAACCGATTTGGCGACGTCGACATAGCATTTGCCACCCTTAAACGGTCGCTGCGGGCAGTCGCCGCAGACTGATTCGTCTTGGCCTGTTTTCAGCGCGCGGTACGGGTTCACATCGGCGCGGATGATAAACGTCTGCACCATAGCGCCGGTTTTCGCGTTACCGCTCGCTGTTTCTATCCGATTGGCGATAACAACCACAGGCGCGCCATCAATAGCGCTCGGTCCTTCATACAATATGACGCCGGCGTATTGCTTGCGCTTAAACGCGCGGTTCAATTCGGTCAGATTCAGCATGTCGTTTCCTTTCCTTGTGGATACGTTACGAATAAGGGCCGCGCCATTGCTGGCGCGACCCTGTAGGTTAGGCGTATTCTTTTATCTTATGCGTGGCGATTTCATACCAATTCACATCGGCCATAAACGCTAACGCATAGTCTAGCGCCAGTCCAGTCGCGCGATCCTCCATAATAAGCTCCGCATATTCTTTCATGGCCTGTCCTAATTCATACGCCTCCACGTCGCGGGTATCGGTTACATCGCGCGGCGACATACCGTCGAATATCTCCAAATTGACGCGCCATGTCGCGTAATTGGTCCAGCCATTGTAAGTGTTGTCGGTTGTCATCGTTTTGGCTCCATCTGATTCGGATGTCATGACTATAAAACTATCTTTAGCGCTGTCAACACATTTATGCACAAAATAGTCGGGGATAGTCGCGAGATCGCCTGACGACGTGGCGCTGAAGGCAAGGCGCGGGTTGAGATAGTCTTATAGTCTTGGAAGTTTACTAGAGAGAAGTTTAAGATAAATGTAAACATAAGTATAAAAGTATAAGGGCGGACTGAAATAGTCATTACTATTCGACTATATGACTATACCCACCCCTGCCGCCCCACGCCCGCGTCGTCTCCCGCCGATCCCGATCCGCGCTTGGCTGGCGCTTGCATCGACATGCCCGTTGCATGGCTACACGACTATTGATTGTCAACTTAACGTTATGCTTTAAGTTTACATTCATGAAGCTGGTCGGGATCGGCCAGGGCGCAGATCGGGGGGGGGTCTGGGCCGAGGGATCTCCTTTAAGAAATACGTAGCTATCACGAACAATTTTTAAAAATTTTTATAAGTTGTCACCAAACAATTTATTGCGTATATTTCCCCGCATGACGTTTGAATCCCTACCTTATGAACCGCGCAAGATCGAAGCGACCGAAGCGGTGCTAGAGCGCATCTATCTCGCGGCCAAGAAAGGCTTGAAGGGCGACACGCTGGCCTATGCGGCTGGATTGACCCCGCAAGAGTATCGCAGACTGATACAACTTGACCCCATCGCGGAGTACGCCGAACAAAAGGGCCGCGCTGAAGGTGAGGCTGAAATGTCCGAAGTGCTGCACAAGGCGGCGCGTGAGGGCGACACCAAGGCGGCGCTGGACATACTCAAGCATGTACACAAGTGGACAGCCCCGCAGTCGGTGCAAGTGCAGGTCGAGCAGCGCATATCCATACTGGCGGCGCTGGAAGAGGCGCAGACAAGAGTAATCGAGGGCGAAATTGCAGACTCCCATATACTCAGCGGACGAGGAACAGAAACTGATGGCGACCCTGTGGTCGGCCAACATCAAGAACGATCCCGTCGCGTTCGTGAGACTGGCGTTCCCGTGGGGGAAGGCGGGAACGCCGCTTGAACACTTCACCGGACCGCGCCGCTGGCAGCTAGAGGTTCTGATCGAACTACGCGATCACATTAAACAGAACAATGGCAAGTTAGATTACGAGACGTTTCGGCTGGCGATGTCGTCCGGGCGCGGTATCGGTAAGTCGGCCCTCGTGAGCTGGCTCGTGATCTGGATGCTGACGACCCGGATTGGCGGGACGACCATCGTGTCGGCTAACAGTGAAGCGCAGCTCCGCAGCGTCACCTGGGCCGAGATCACCAAATGGTTGAGCATGGCGTTGAACAGCCACTGGTTTGAGGTAAGCGCGACGCGAGTGCTGCCGGCCAAGTGGATCGCAGAACTGGTTGAGCGCGATCTGAAGCTCGGCACGCGCTATTGGGGCGTCGAGGGGCGGCTGTGGTCGGCGGAGAACCCGGACAGCTACGCGGGCGTCCACAACTTCGCGGGCGTCATGCTGATCTTCGATGAGGCGTCGGGTATCGACGACAGTATATGGGCGGTGTCCAGTGGCTTCTTTACAGAGAACACTCCTAATCGCTTTTGGCTTGCTTTTAGCAACCCCCGCCGTAACAGCGGATACTTCTACGAGTGCTTCAACTCAAAACGCGAGTTTTGGCGAACAAAGGTTGTTGACGCCAGAAGCGTGGAGGGAACTGATAAGGCAGTCTATCAGCAGATTATCGACGAATACGGACCCGACAGCTCTCAGGCCCACGTCGAAGTCTACGGAATGTTCCCCAACGCAAGCGATGACCAGTTCATACCGTCCTCGCTGGTCATGGACGCACAAACACGCCCGGCATCGAAGGATCCGACAGCGCCGATAGTCGTGGGCGTCGATCCGGCACGGTTCGGGGCGGACGCGACGGTCATCGCCATCCGGCAGGGCCGCGACATCATCGGCATACGTCGCTATCGGGGCGACGACACAATGGAGATCGTCGGTAAGGTCATCGACGTGATCGAGGAGTTCAAGCCCCAACTTGTGGTAATAGATGAAGGGGGATTAGGCGCGGGCGTGGTCGACCGTCTCAAGGAGCAGCGCTACAAGATCCGGGGCGTCAACTTCGGGATGAGATCCACGAAGCCCATCATGTTCGGGAACAAGCGCGCCGAAATGTGGCACGCCATGCGGGAGTGGCTGAAGACCGCCTCGATCCCAAACGACCGCTTCCTCAAGTCAGACCTGACCGGCCCTCTGACAAAACCCGACTCAAAAGGGACTATATTCCTAGAGAGTAAGAAGGACATGCGGGCGCGTGGGCTGGCCTCACCGGACGCCGCCGACGCTATCGCCGTGACGTTCGCGTATCCGGTGGCGCATCGCGAGGCGCGCGTAGACAACCGCCCACGCGTAAGCTATGGTGGCGGGACAGCCTCTTCAGGATGGATGGGACACTAATGCCCCTGGTTAAATCAAGCAGCAAGTCTGCCTTCCGCACTAACGTCAAAAAAGAGATCGCCGCCGGTAAGCCGCCGAAGCAAAGCGTCGCAATCGCGTATTCGACCAAGCGCGCGGCAGCAAAGAAGAAAAAATAATGGCAAGTGATGACGTAATTGCCGCCGGCAAAGTCTCCGACAATCCAGACGATGACCGTCTGGCCACCATGCGCCATCGGTTTACGGTGGCGATGGCGGCTTACAGCGACAGTCGTGAAGACGAGCTGGACGACTTACGGTTTATGGCTGGAAGTCCCGATAATAGTTGGCAATGGCCAGCAGACGTGCTGGCGACACGCGGCGCGGTGCAGGGCCAGACGATCAACGCGCGGCCATGCCTGACGATTAACAAGCTGCCGCAGCACGTGCGGCTCGTGACCAACGAGCAGCGCCAGAACCGCCCAACCGCCCGCGTCATCCCGGCAGACGAGAACGCCGACCCCGAGGTCGCGGAGATTTTCGACGGCATCGTGCGGCACATCGAGTATATGTCGGACGCCGACGTGGCCTACGACACCGCCTGCGACAACCAGGTCATTTACGGCGAAGGCTATATCCGCATTCTGACGGAATACACGAAAGAAGATTCGTTCGAGCAGGACATCCGCATCGCTCGCGTCCGTAGCAGCTTTAGCGTCTACATGGACCCGATGATCCAGGATCCGTGCGGTCAGGACGCGAACTGGTGCTTCATTACGGAAGACATTCCGAAGCGTGAATACGAGGATATGTATCCAGACGCGACGCCTGTGACCGGCATGATGTCGCAAGGCGTGGGCGACCAGACGCTCAGCATGTGGGTCAGCCAAGAGACGGTGCGCGTCGCGGAGTATTTTTACGTTGAGACGCGCAAAGCGACGCTTAATCTCTATCCGGACAACATCACGGCGTTCAAAGGCACGCCAGAGGACAAGCGGCTGATGGCTGCCTACGGCAAGCCGCTGCGCAGCCGTGAGAGCGACCGTAAGCAGGTCAAATGGATTAAGACCAACGGTTATGAGGTGCTGGAAGAACGCGAGTGGGCGGGCAAATACATCCCTGTCATTCGCGTCGTCGGCAATGAGTTTGAGGTCGACGGTCAGATCTATATTTCTGGCCTTGTGCGCAACGCTAAAGACGCGCAGCGCATGTATAACTACTGGGTCAGCCAGGAAGCGGAGATGCTCGCTCTGGCCCCTAAAGCGCCATTTATTGGCTATGGCGGCCAGTTCGAGGGCTACGAAACCAACTGGAAGACGGCCAACACGAACAACTGGCCGTATTTGGAGGTCAACCCGGATGTTACTGACGGAGCCGGAAACCCGCTTCCCTTACCTGAACGCGCCCAGCCTCCGATGGCTCAGACGGGCCTTATCCAAGCCAAGATGGGCGCTGGGGAAGACATTAAGTCGACCACTGGCCAATACGACAGTAGCATTGGGGCGACTTCCAATGAACGGACGGGTCGTGCGATCCTCGCTCGGGAGCGGCAAGGCGACACGAGTACTTATCATTATGTCGACAACCTGGCGCGCGCGGTAAAATACGTCGCCCGTCAGCTCGTGGATCTTATACCGAAAATCTACGACACGCAGCGCGTCGCCCGCATCATCAATGTTGAGGGCGAAGTCCGCATGGCGAAGATCAATCCTTCGCAGCCAGAAGCGGTGCGCAAGATCGTCGACGAGCAAGGCATAGAGATCGACAAGATCTACAACCCGAATGTCGGCGTCTACGACGTGCAAGTGTCCTCTGGCCCCAGCTACATGACGCGTAAGCAGGAGGCTATGGATACGATGGGCCAGATCCTGCAAACCAACCCCGCGCTGTGGGGCGTCGCAGGCGATCTGTTTGTCAAGAACATGGACTGGCCAGGCGCAGAGACGATGGCCAAGCGGTTCGAGAAGATGCTTGATCCGAAAGTGCTTCAAGATACGGACGAGTCGCCGGAAGCGCAGGCTATGCGTATGCAGATGGAGCAGATGGCGCAGGCTATGGAGCAAACCAACGCTCAGATTCAGCAGCTTATGCAGAGCTATGAGATGAACAAGCTCAAGATAGATGAGTTTAACTCTCAAATAAAAGCTTTTGACGCCGAAACTAAACGCATAAGCGCGGTCCAAAATTCATTGAATCCTGAGCAATTGCAAGATATCATTCAGGGGACAATAGCGGCTGCTTTGGACACTGGCGATCTTATCGGCCAAATGCCTAGCGGCCCTAATCTCAACCCTAGAATGTTGCCGGAAGCCGAATAATGGACCAGAAAACGGCTCTTGAGCTATTTGAATACCGTGATGGCGCGCTGTTTTGGCGAAAATCGCCGCGTCGAGGTATTCGCAAAGGTAGCATGGTCGGCTGCAAAACTAACAGATATGTGCAGATAAGGCTAAAAAATAAGACTTATTATGCGCATCGAATTGTGTATTTAATGTTTTACGGCCACATCCCTGTTGAAGTGGACCATATAGATTGCGATAAGTTAAACAACAAAATTGAAAATCTACGCGCCGCCACTCGCGTCGAAAATGGCGCAAATCTACCTCTTAGGAAAGATAGTAAATCCGGCGTTAAAAATGTCTGTTGGCATAAAGCGGCTAACAAATGGCAAGTTTCAGTTAAAGCTAATGGTAAACGACATAATTTTGGGCTATTTGATGATCTTGAACTAGCCGCGCTTGTCGCGTCTGAAGCCCGTGACAAATATCACGGCAAATTTGCGAGGACGGCATGAGCTGTGCAGATCTGATCGGACACCTGTTTTTGGCGCGCGATGTCACTCATTCTGTGCATCTGAACACGCGTTCTTACGCAAAACATAAGGCGCTTGGCGGGTTTTATGAGAAAATCATCGACTTGGCGGACGATTTGGCTGAAGCCTATCAGGGCAGATATGGTCTAATCGGGCCAATTACGCTTCATTCGGCCAAAAAGACCAATAATGTCGTCGAGTTTCTTGAAGATAGCCTGAAAGAGATCGAGGAAGCGCGCAAAGAGTATAAAGACGATTCGGCGCTTCAAAACATCATTGACGGCATTGTAGACTTATATCTGTCTACGTTGTATAAGTTGAAATTCCTAGCCTAAAGAGGGCATTATGGGTCTAAAGTCTACTACTGTCTGCCTTGGATACCAGCAGATCACGTCGCTTAGTGCGGCTACAGGGCTTACGCCTCCGAAAGGCGCTACTATGGCTCTTATTGTTCCGTTGACGCAGGGCATTCGATGGCGCGACGACGGCACAAATCCTACTGCGTCGGTAGGAATGCCCGTGGCGGCAAACGCATACTTTAACTATGACGGGGATCTTAATCGGATCAAATTCATAGAGCAGACTGCTAGCGCTGAACTCAACATCAGCTATTACGCATGATAAAAGTTTCTTCCGCGTCGGTTAATCAAATATCTCTTAAGCATATGGCTTCTGACTATATGCAAGGAGTGGGGCCGACTGTCGGTTTTTCTGGCGTGACTATATCACCTTCGACTGGCGACATAATTCTTCTAGAAGATAATGTTAGTTATCTCATGCTAGAGGATAACATTAGCGAATTACTGTTAGAGGCGTAAAAATGGCTAACACTAGCATTTCAAATCTTAGCCCAGGCGCAGCAGTATCCGCTACCGATGTGCTGCCTAATGTCCAGACGACCGGTGTTGGCCCGGTAAAAACAACGGCGGCGCAGCTCAAAACTTTTATGAGCGCAAGCCCTACTCTTGTCACGCCCACGTTAGGCGTTGCGACGGGGACAAGTTTGGCGCTAGGCGGGGCTACGTTAGGCTCCAATGCTCTTGCAGTAACCGGCACGACGGCGTTAAGCGCGGGACTCACCAGCGGCGCAAACGGCGGCACGAACGGCAGCTTAAAATTGTTCGGGTCTACGTCGGGCGATGTGACAATAAACACCGCCGCGGTCGCGGGCACTAGCACTATGTTTACATTGCCGGCAACTAACGGCACTAATAAATACGCGCTTACGACAAATGGTTCGGGCGTCACGTCTTGGGGTCAGATTGATCTTACTGCCGCCGTTACAGGCGTTTTGCCTGTCGCAAACGGAGGAACCGGCGCATCGTCCGCGAGTATTACGGCGTTCAATAATATCACAGGTTATACGGCTTCGGGCGCGACGGGCACTACCAGCACGAATCTTGTTTTCTCTGCATCGCCCACCTTTACCGGAACTGTAACGGCCCCTATTATTAATGGCGGCGGCGCGTCTTCATTGTCACTTCAGGCAGGTTCGGCAACAGCAATCTATATTGACACGTCGCAGAATGCTACTTTCGGTGGGACAAGCGGCGGCTATAAACTTAGCGTTGTTAAGAACGGAACCGTTGGTTCTGCGGCCAGCACATCGGGCATTATTATTCGAACTGATGACACGGCATCGTATAGCACCGCTTTGTGTCTTGGTGCTGATGGCACCGGCAATATTTCGTATATCCAGTCTCTCAACTATAATAGTTATACTATCCGTCCTCTTGCTCTTATGCCACAAGGCGGCGAAGTGCTTTGCGGAGGTACGACGGACAATGGTGCGTATAATCTTCAGTGTAATGGAACCGCCGTATGGGGCGCAGGCGCGTATGTAAATGGCTCTGACGCACGCATTAAAGAACAAGTGGCGGACATAGACGATTGTTTGGCCCTCGTAGCGACGTTACGTCCGGTCACGTTCCGATACAAAGATACTTTTTCGTCCGACGTTGATATTCAGCCAGGATTTATCGCGCAAGAACTTCAGACAGCTCTTGATGGGCAGATTTATTTGGACGGCATAGTAAAGTCGGGCCCAGAATATCTTAGCGTTGCGTATCAGTCCTTGATACCAATTCTCACGAAAGCGCTTCAGGAACTAAAAGCTGATTTTGACGCGTATAAAGCGACGCATCCGTAATTTGGGATTGAACAAATGACCGACGTAAAAATATCGCAGCTCCCAGCAGCATCTCTTCCTCTTACGGGATCTGAGGTATTTCCTGTCGTGCAGAGCGGCACAACCGTCAAGGCGTTAATCGGCTCTATCTCCGCGCGTACTGACACGATAGCGACCTTAAAAACTTTGTCGCCAGCAAATTATGATACGATTTATGTCGGTGGATACCGCACGATTGGTGATGGCGGCGGCGGGTTTTTTTATGGCTCGTCAGGTTTTGCGCCGGGGCATTTTACCGATAATGGCGGGACAATCATTCTTCCTACCGGCGGAAATGGCTCTAGCGCATGGATTCGCGTTCCCGAACCCATGATTTCGGTCAAGGCTTTTGGCGCGTATGGAAACGGGTCTAATAACGACACTACTTACATTCAGAACGCTATAAATTACGCGGACGGAAGCACGATATATTTTCCAGATGGCACTTATCTGGTATCAACGACTATCTCATTTGACGGAACTGGGCGCGGCTATATAGATGGGCCTAAAGTCGTCGGTGAAACGCGTGACGGAACTATCATTGATAATCGAACCGGCGGCCCTCTTTTTAATATTACCGCAGGCACGTCCCATGATGATTACGTAGAAAATATTTTCTTTTCTACGTTCAAAATAACTAACTCTCTTTCACAAGTTACTACCACGGGTATTAAATTAAGCGGCGTTCGTAACGGAACAATACAGAATCTATTCATAGATTCACAGGGCGACCACGGCATTCATTTATACGCATATGCTACTGATGCCACTAATGTGGTGCATATTGATATATCTCAGTGCGAAATGTTTAACTGCAGTAGCACGGGCATTTATTGCCAAGGCGATGTTACTTTAGGCGGTGTTAATGCCAGCATATACATTCGGCAAACACGTTTAATTGCTTGTGCTTACGGCATTATATTTGAAGGAATGCAAGCCGGCACTATTGATTCTTGCGCTATCGCCAGAAACCATGTTTACGGATTGTTAATAACAAAAGGCCAGAGCTACTCAAAAAATTGTATTGTGGTTAACAATGAATTTGACAGCAATGGCGGAAACTCTGCAATTTCGTCTCGAAGTCAAATCTATGTGGATTACGCTGAAAATGTGCAGCTTAACGGTAACTATTTTGTGGTCAATGTGGCCGATCCGCCCGATGTCCAAGCAGATAAAAATATATCGCTTACTGCAAACGCACTGAGCATAACTATTACAAATAGCCTCCCTCGCGCGCCTGCCGGTATTACTGGCTTAACTATGTATTCGCTGTCCGCTGCGGCTACCAATATTACCATTGCTAATACAGATTGGAGCGCTTGGTCGACTACAGGCAATACTAAGTATTCTGGAACTCCTACTTCAGGATATGTCGTCATAGATGGAGGCCGATATCTTACGGGGGTATCATTTTCGCCCACACCATTTAATTCTTCTGACCCATATACAATGAGTCAATACGACGAAAATATATGGACGGCTACTGTTTCTGCATCTACGGGCTTTACTGGCACCCCCGCAGCCGGTTCGACAAATTATGTGCGTGTAGGGTCATTGATAACATTAGAAGGTATTTTCTACGGCACGTATTCGGGCGCAGGACTTGCAACCATTACGTTTACTCTTCCGTTTGCCGCCGCTGCCGCGTTAAGTGGGGCTACTGGCGCTGTGTTCGACCTAGGGCCATCGCTTGCTGTGGGTGCCGTAGTTGATTTTACTTCAGGGTCGTCAAATGACGCTAGAATTTATGTTACCGCCACCGGCGCATACACAGCCGAGATACACTTCTCATACAGTTACCTGGCGGCCTAATTTGACTATGCGGCAGTAAATGCTGCATAATGTCTACAACCGACTAGCCGGATAGCTAGGATAGGAGACGTAATGTCTGAAGAAGAACAGGCTGTAGCGGAGATCAGCCCCGCGCCGGAACCGGAAGCCACGGCAGCACCGGAATCTGTTGATACGACGCCGGAGGAACAGCCGCCTACAAAATCGTTCTCTCAAGAAGAGTTGGACGCTATTGTAAGCAAGCGCCTTGCAAGAGAACAGCGCAAATGGGAAAGAGAGCAGGCCCAACGGCTTGCGGAGCAGCAGGCTAGACAGCCTGTCGCACCTCCACCTGCGCCGGATGATTTCGAGTCGGCTCAGCAATACGCGGAAGCGTTAGCAGAGCAAAAGGCGAGAGAGCTTCTGGCCCAGCGAGAGGCCGCAGCCCAGCAAGCCGCGATCTTGGACGGCTATAAAGACCGTGAAGAAGAGGCGCGGGACAGGTACGAAGACTTTGAACAAGTCGCGTATAATCCTAACCTTCCCGTCACGGACGTTATGGCTCAAGCCATCCAGGCTTCCGATATTGGCCCCGAAGTCATCTATTGGCTGGGGTCCAATCCAAAGGAAGCCGGACGGATTTCCAAACTGCCGCCGGTCTTGCAGGCAAAAGAGATCGGGAAAATCGAGGTCAATTTGACCACAAACCCGCCGGTTAAGAAAACCTCAACCGCGCCCGCACCTCTTGCTCCTGTCACGGCTACCCGATCAAACTCAGGACCGCGCTACGACACGGCAGACCCCAGGTCTATCAAGTCAATGTCAACGTCAGAATGGATTGAAGCGGAACGCCAGCGTCAGATCAAGAAGTGGGAAGCGCAGAATCGGAGATAAGGTATGTCTAATTCAATTCTTACGATTGACATGATTACTCGCAAGGCTCTTGAAA